TCGTCTCTTAAAGCGAGTGAGGTTGTGTCGGTCAAGAAGAATGCTATTGGCAAGATTAGGATGTTTCAAGGTCCACCAGCACCATTCATAGTGATCGTGAGGCAATACTTCTTACCCGTGTTATCCTTCTTAAAGAACCACCCAATGGCGGAAAATGCAATAGGTATTAATACATTTGGACCTGAGTGGGCCAAGTTGTACGAACGCCTCAACTCCTTTGGCAAGGGTCGCGTAATAGCAGGTGATTACGCCGCCTTTGACAAGACAATCTCTGAGCTAGCCATTCGAACTGCTTTTAAGATCCTCATTGCATTAGCACAAAAGACGGGAAATTACACTCCTGAGGACATAACTATTATGGAGTCAATAGCAGTAGATTCCGCTCTACCTACTATGATCTTAAAAGGTGATGTTTTTACAATACCAGGCTCATTATCTTCAGGTCACCCCCTTACCACGCTCATCAATTGTATTGTACGTAGCTTATACTTACGTATCGCATTTAAACACAGGGCAGTCTATGGAGCATCTAGACTACCCGTGCAATTATCTAAGTTCCGTACGTACGTTAAGCCAACCACTTTTGGTGATGACAACACATTAGCGGTGTCGCCTGATATAGATTTCAGTCACACAATGATTCAGGATTACTTCAAAGACTATAATATCACATACACTATGGCCGAGAAAGATAGGGAGACCCAGCCCTATATCACTGCAGAGGAGTCCACTTTCCTTAGTCGTGGCTTTCTTGTCCGTGGTCCTTACGTGTTGGATCCACTCAGCCTGAAGTCGATTGTTAAGTGTCTAGCATTCCGCAAAGAATCCATAATCGATGAGAGTGAGAGATTATTGGATATCTTGCAAGACCAACATCGCGAGTTACTTCGTCAGCCTGAGGAAGTGCGAGTAGTGTACTTACGGTGGTTTGACGATCTTTTGGAGATATACAATAGGCACTACGGCACACGCTTCCGCTTTCTACCAGGCGGTTATCCACAAGATGAAACAATACGACAAGTCATGGAGGGCGAGAGCGTCAATGCAGAAGTGTTGGTTCATTTTAGATCTCAATTATAAGCGGCCCCGTCTCAGCATGACGTTAAAAGGCTCGGGGGAACCCCGTTAACACCCTCATTACACGTACGAAAAGTCCCGTGCAATAACCGTGTAAAGAGTAAGATTA